ACTATATGGACAGCTAAGTTCTGACCCACACTATTTTCAGTTTCCCCAGATAGCGGGAATTTAGGGGTAGAGTGTGACACCCTCTAGCATATGGTAGCTAGCTTGACCCACTTTGATAACGGAAAAAGTGTAACCCGAGTTCATCATGCTAGATCGTATCGATCTTTCATTACTGCTTGCAGCATTATCGCTTCTGGAGAAAAGTCATCCATATTACCACTCAAGATACCTTGTGCAACTGCCGGGCTAAATCCAGATACCAATGCAGTGCCAGTCTGGTTAAACTCGACCGGAGTGTTACCATACTCTGCATTCAAGTTCCAAAATATTACTTTAGGCAACTCATATCCAGCAGCTTGATACTTACGTGCAATCATCTGATATGCACTATCATCATATTTCATGCACTGATTAAACTGCATATCAGAAAAGATAACCACTGTTTCTGGCATCTCTTCTTTAGGTACTGCATTGCTGATAGCGGTATCTAACACTTTATCAAAAGCCTTATGCAGATCAGTACTCATCTCCCATTTAGACTGAACCATTTGGTCAATCTTTTGATTGATATTGCCCTTTAGATTCAGCAATTCCGGATGTGTACTAAACGTAAGAAAGCAATCCTTAAACTTGCCGGTATTCTTATCAGCAAAGTATAAGCCCAAAGACACTGCTACATCTAAGCAAGTCAGTTGACTCTTTGATTTATTACCTCCTGCTGCACAAGTCATAGAGCCGCTTACGTCAACCATTGGCAATACATTAACATCACCAATAAAGTTAGGCATAGCTTCCCATTGCTTTTGGATCACATCTAACTCAGTTTGAGTCCATTTCTGGCGACCCCATATCTGTGTACTGATACGGCCCTTTAAGACATCATACGGATATACCGCATTAGCGTTAATCTTAACACCAGCTTCACCCTTAACCAATTTGGTTACGTACTCAGCATAGGTTGTACCGTGACGACCAAAAGCCTTTTTGTATCGTGCATGTGCTACAGAGGGAACATGGCTGTAGTTGATATTATCCCAATCATTGGCACACATTTGTGTTTCAACAACTGTAGTCATTTCCACTAATGACTTACGATATTGCTTTGGAGTCATCCCGAAAAACTCACGGATCTCACGTGCAATCTTTCCCTTACGCGGGGACCATTTTGCAGCCAACCCATTACGGGCCCGAAGTGCGTCACCAAGAATAGTAAACGCTTTATCTTTAAGCGGCTTAGTGTTAAACACTAGCAAATCATCATACCGACCCAATTCAGGAATCTTTACCAGCAATCGGCTAGCATCTTCTGGATTAGTTACTTCCAAGTAGGTTAAGATATCACGGAATACTTGACGTTCTCCGGCGCCACCTCGTGCATCACGCACCCATTGGGTAATACGCAATGCTAGGTTTGGGTTCTCTACGTATGCCGCTACAAATGCAGGAACGATGTCCTTACCACGGCTAGCACCAATTTGATAAAAAAGATCCACACACGCATTAGCACTGGACTTCAGAGCCTTCATGTTGTTCTCAGTACGTAAGACTTGCTTCTGTATTGCGGTTGCGAATTGCATTGTGATCTCCTTTAGTGTGTGTAAAATGCAACAGGATGCTGTTTGCTTTTTTTCAATAAAAAGTTTTTTGATTGCTGCAAGCATCCTAAAAAATAAAACAGGATCGTTGTCTACTTTTTGTTTAGTGTGAGACTTGTCGAAACTCACATTGTTCGGGTTACCCCAAACTTTGGCTTTGTATTATGTTGTTGCTGTACCGATCCTATAAACTAAAAAACTAAAAAACGGGATGAGCGTAGCTGGTTATTTTATTTTCTGGTCGATATGCTTTAGTCTACCCCGACCCTATCGTAGATTCGGCTACGCCCTACCTTGATATTTTTCTGTATCAGTATCATATCAGCTATTCTGCCGCCTATCTATATGAACTGTAGATAACAAGTATCTATAGTTGTATAGCTCCATAAGTAAGGTTTATATTGCTGTAATCATCCCTCTGTAATCTATGCAGCTATTATATGCTATACTTGATTATTTGTATAGTATTTTGGGTAAATGTGTTATTTGACTTTTGCCAAATATTCTCGTCCAATATGGCCCGCTTCTATTTCCTTAAGTGCGGTTATAACTGGACCTTCCGTTGTGGACACTTTTGCGATACCACCCTTCATCAATTCTCTAGCCCTAATTGTGGCTATCAAGATCATATCGTAACGATTACCTATCATATTTGTTGCTTTTTCTGAACTAATGCGTGGCATTTTATCTCCTTAAGTGTGTAGAGCAGATCAGGGGACTTGAACCCCAAAATATTGACAGTGGCACTGTCAAATCTGCATTAAACCTTTGGTGCGGGGTACAGGGTTCGAACCTGCGACCTGGATGTTGGCAACATCCTGCTCTACCAGCTGAGCTAACCACGCGTATTTCTGGTACCTCGTTGGAGAATTGAACTCCCGTATCCACCGTGTAAGGATGGCGTTCTACCATTAAACTACCGAGGCCTTATAAATCATAAAATTCAGGTTTCATTATTACTTTTTCATCAAACTGCTTTTTATCTTTTTCCATGCGAGCCTGTATCATATCAAAGGCCTCATCTTCAGCTTTCGCATCTTCAATCTCTGATGGAGTGCGAAATATCTGGTCAAAGTTTTTATCGTATTCTTTTTGGCTAATACTTAACGGTCTAGATTTGCTACTTTTGCTCATGACAATTCCTTTTCGCTAAAATCTATTTATCGACTATCTATCAACTAAATACAAATTATGACTGATACAACTATTTGGTATTCCGGTAAAAACAACTACAAGAAACTAACATTTACGGAAGGCTATGACAATAATTGTCATAGTTTTAATACTGAACTTATCGATGTTGATTCAATCAACTCTACGGATATCCATAAAATATTTTCTATGCATTTAGATGAAAGACGTAATAGAACAGTTGAGATATTGTATAGCGGTGGATATGATAGTGAGTTAGTCTTGTTTAGTTGTTTGGTCAATAAAATTCCGTGTAGAGCAATCACAATGCGAGTGCTTATAAATGGAATTTTGACAAACACACATGATATATATTATGCTGAAAAATTCTGCAGGATGAATAAGGTAGAACAGAAATTTATCGATCTTGATGCAGGAACATTCTTTAATAGTGATCAATATATTAATTATCTAAAACCTTATAAAATAGTTAAACCGCATGTTGCTGCACATTTTTGGATGATAGAACAATGTACTGAATATCCTGTAATGTGTGGTGGTTATAATTGGCCTTGGGCTGATTTACCAATCATAAGTCCATTCAGACATTATTATTCTATGTATGATGTTTTTATGAAGGATCATAATATAGACGGTATAGGTAATATGCTTAGTCACAGTAATGATGCTAATCTATTGCAGATCAAAATGCACCGTTCATTATATAATACCAAACAAGCACATGCAGCCAAAATATATGATCTACCCATATTTAGAAAACAACTTCTTGAAGAATTAGGTTACTCTAATGCTGAATTGCGTTTACGTAGTTTTACATTTGACAATGTACCAGGTACTAGCCCTATAACACGTGAAGAAAAACTTAGAGGTATGTTTGGTGATACTACATCTAGTATCACATGGAATAAAATGATGGCTGATATAATAGGATCTGACTGTCCTGGATATAACGACAGATTTTAAAAATTGGTCGGAGAGGAAAGAATCGAACTTTCAACCTGTGGTCCCAAACCACGAATTTTACCATTAAACTACGCTCCGAAATAAGGGTTGCAGTGGAGGAATTCGAACCCACGAGGCTTTCGCACGGGGTTATGAACCCCGCCTGATACCAGACTTCAGACACACTGCTACTGATTGGTTGCGTGAGGATGGATTCGAACCATCGACCTCCAGCTTATGAGACTGGCGAGCTGCCGCTGCTCCACTCCGCGATTGATCTAATAAGTGGGTATTTTATACCTCACTCTTTATTTATTCCTGGTGGAGGATGAGAGAATCGAACTCTCACGAAGACCTTGCAAAGGTCCCAGGCTCCCATTACATCAATCCCCCAAATAAACCATTAGATGTATTGTTTTGTTATGGACAACAATCACCCTGTTGCCGTTTGCTTTTACCCGCTGTAACTTATATGGACAATTTGCGGTTGCTACCCATTTTCGTTACCACGAACTGCGTATCTGATGCTTGCAAGACAGAGCAGACATAGACAGTGCATTACCCAAGTGTACACTGGATTTTTCCAAAACAATACATCTAATGGTGCCCCGGGAGAGACTCGAACTCTCAATCCTTTAAGAATCTTTAAAATTTACCAATCAATTGTTATAGTAGGCCCACCCGGAGTCGAACCGGGAATGTCCTTTCGGAGCGCCGCGTTCTAAGCGCGGTGGATTTACCAATTTTCCTATAGGCCTACTATAACAACTGCCAGTTCCACCACCAGGGCATTAAATTTTTAAAGAACAACTGATACTATACGCTACTTATCTTTTCTTGTCAACCGGGGCGGGTAGAGAGAATCGAACTCTCGCTGGTCAAAGATGCACTGAATGTGCAGTGAGCGGGCGACAGGATTCGAACCTGCGTTCGGCTTGCGCCTACTGGTTTGGAAAACCAGCGCCTGACCTCTAGGCTACACCCGCTCACTAAACACTCTACCATTGAACTACACCCGCATTATCTTGTTATATCTACTATCTTTACTCTTGCTAATGCTCTAAGCACTATTGCTGCTACATCATATTCACTTGGCTTCATAGCAAAATCATATGCACTTGCATCGTGATGATGATTGTTATGCAGCCCTTCATGCAATGACCATATCTGCAACCACCTAATATTGGTTGAGTTATCGTCAGTATCAAAATTCCTATATCCTATTTTTCTGTGTGCTAACACGTTAACTGTTCCGGTAAACAAAAATCCACCAAAGACAATCGCACCTATCGTATGACCAAAAAATACAGGATCGATCAAACACATAATCAATATCGCTATATGTATCTTGAAATAATGCTTATGACACCAACGATGAAAAGGATTACGCATTACATCGCTAATCACCCGTATTGGTATCTCTTTTACTTCATACATATATAAACATATCTTCCACCATATAGTACCATGTGGATCTTTATCTGTATCAGAAAAAGCATGATGCATTCTATGTGTACCAACATACATGATACTGCTACCGTTGTATGCTAATATTGCACATATCATCATCACGTATTCAAACCATTTTGCAGATTTAAATGCTTTATGTGACCACAATCTATGATAACCCAGATCGATACCTAGAATAGAGAATATTCTAGCTAGAACTATCCCGATCACTACCCACTGCCATGTAAAATCTATGACAGTAGCATATAAGAATAAACTTAGATATGCTATCAGGAAAAAGTAAAACTTAGTTCTAGTGTTTAACATTACTACCTTATATTTTTGGCGGAAGATGGGTGCAATCGAAGCCCTGGCCATTTCGGACTCCACTATTTTTCAAGACTAGGCTTACGTCCCCGGTAAGATCGTCTTCTATAATTTTTATTACTCGTCCTTTCCGCCAGCCGGCCGGAATAGAATCAATCTTCTTAATTTTAACACTTTCACTTCCGTTCGTTATCCACATGGTCCCAAATTGGCTATTTGTGTCGCCGGCGCCGCGCCCTTTTTTGGCGTCACTCATTTTTAATATTGAATCAATCGAGTGATGTTTTCCAGTAAATGTTCCCGGCCTACCAGTAAGTGCAGCCGACATCAATTCTTTTGATGCCTTACTATGAGTTTTTCCTTTGAATCCTCCACCTAAGTTTGCGGCGGCCTTCCCAGCAATGCTGCATTGATTTGCCTTGTTGTTAATCCCATTTTGATTAATCCAGTCAAATCCACCAAAGCCGCCACGCTTGAGATTGTATGTATTTTCTTCGGCTAAAAACCTAGCATCAACTATTTCAGCTTCTTTTGCATACATGTCAGTTGCGTTATCAAACTCAAACAAAATTTCTTTTGAAAAATTCTCTGGCCCGTGTTTGTTAATTGCATGCCTTAAATATTTTCCAGAACCCATATAACCATCGTTCTTATTCTTAGTTTTGTGGCTACCGATGTAAATTTTACCGTTCACGCGGTTTGTTACTTTGTAAATTAAATAATACATAAGTGTCCGATCACTGTTGTTCTTATGTTTATTTATGCTGGTTCGACGCTTACGTGCGCGAACCCAAGGGCGGAAGTGGTAGGATTCGAACCCACGGCACCTTTCGGTGCGCCGCATTTCAAGTGCGGTACCTTAACCCACTCAGACACACTTCCTAATCATTATAGTATTTACTACCATATGGTAACACATTAAATCTTTTGTATCGTGAAATACAAATTCGCCTAGTTCACGCTAGACCGCACTCGCGGGCGTTTAATGTGTTATCATATGGTAGGAGTTTTATGAGTTGATGTATAAATAAGTGTATGCCCAATTATACAACATTTCCTTGTTCTTGCATAGTATGCAAACAACCAAAAACCTCAAGAGGTATTCATTCTCATTATCTCATTGCCCATACAGAAGAAGGTAAACTACGAAACCGTAAAAATCGTATTGCAGGCGGGTTATTGGGCACTGAAATTTTAAAACAAAAATCTCAGCAAATTCAAAACCAATATTTAGAAAATCCCAACAAGTGCAAACAATGCGATACTTCTCTTACATACGAACAACGTCATAATAAATTCTGTTCAACATCCTGTTCGGCAAGTTTTTACAACAAGGATCGAAAGGGTGTTGCAATTAGTGAACCAGTTAAACAAAAAATTTCGGCCAGTGTTCAAAAGTTTAACAACGAGAATCCGTATCCGCAATATTCGAAAATATCATTTTGTTGTGTATGCAATTCTGTTATTCAAAACAAGATTGTTAAAACTTGTTCTCCTGAATGCAAATCTGCACTACTATCAAACAATATGACAGAGAGAATTAAACAAAACAGAAGAAGTAATTATCGCAGAGATAAAAGATCCTATCTCGAAGAATCATTTGAAACTTGGTTATTGGATAATAACATTTCTCTAAAATATGAAACTGAATACACTATTAAAAATCATATTACACAGAAATGGTATTTCGTGGATTTCTACTTTCCCGAAATAAATCTTATAGTCGAACTTGACGGGAAACAGCACGAAAAATCTAAACACAAAGAAGCAGACAAACTTCGTGATGAATACATCACTACTAATCTAAACTTAAATGTTTTTAGAATTTCCTATGACGAATATCAAGCAGGGTCTAAAGTAAATCAACTTTTAAAGTTGTTTAAAGATACTGGTGGATCCACTCGGATTCGAACCGAGAATTTACAGGGTAAAAGCCTGATGTTATAGCCGTTTAACTATGAATCCCATAGTATGGTCTCTTGCCATGGTATTGAACCAAGTTCTTCCGGGTAAGAGCCGGATGCATCACCTTAATGCTTGCAAGAGTTGGCATGTATAACTTCGATTTAACGTGCCAACTTCAAGACCATACATGGGATCTTAAAGTGACACTATGGTTTACTTCGTTTCATAGTATTACTCCTTATTATTTAAGTGGTATTTCTTTTGTTGGCTCACAAACAGCCTCTACTACAAATACATCAAAACGTTTATCATCTTCTGGATGGCAAATTTCTTCTGTAAATGTATGTCCAAACTTAGTACGCCAATGAACAAATTTTTCAAGTTCAGCATTCCAGCGGGCTTCGTTTGCATTACGACAACGACCTTTATAGTACGCTCCGTGTATCAAATCCTTTTTAGGGATCTTTGGGGTGTAATCCATACTAATCTACCTTACAAAACTCTACACTTTCACTATAATACCCATTGCTAGTTCCAAGCCAACGAATATCTACGTAACCCTTGCGAGTTGCCAACTTGTAAAACGTCCAAGTAGTGCTGTCCCAAGGATCATCATTAACAGGTGAGTCAGATGGATTTACCGCTTCTTCTGCTAACAAGATCGGTTCCCCAATCAAGTCTTGCAAATCACCAATGATATCTTCGATACCAACACTTTCACAACAATCCTGTTCATGAAACAACTGATATCGTTCACCGTCTGAGGTAGCAAAGATCATTTCACCATCTCCCACAGATCCGGTTACTTCAGTTAATACCTTGCCCTTCAACAACTCAAAACTTATACTTTCTTGCCACATTCTAATCTCCTAACTATTCACTATACTGCTATTATAGCAGATTTTGGTATTATTTGTCAACCGTTTTTTTAAGATTACGATTTTGTGCTTGTCGTTCTTTCTTCCAAAAGATTCGTTTCCAATCCCTAAGATGTTTCCACCATTGAGGACTTTTTGTGAGATTTCCTTGCTTGACATTTGCCATTGCAATCTCCTAACTATTCACTATACTGCTATTATAGCAGATTTTGGTATTATTTGTCAACCGTTTTACACTAAGTTATATTTAACACCAACCAACGTAACCGCATCGATTCTACGATTCTCATTTTTCACTAAATCATGTATGATAACTTCACCGGATTCAGCGAATGTTTCTACATCCACTACAGTGAGAGTAT